GCCACACCAGCAAACAATTATACATATAACACAATCGTAACGGAGTATCCAAACTAAAATGCCATCATTTACACTTACAGGCGGTACAACTATTAACGGTGGTGTAACCATCACCACTTATATTGCTCCATTTATTGGCCAAGATAATCCAGCTAATGCTGCAGAACCTAATGCAACTGCATGGGTTTTGATGGATGGTCCTTTCTATAATACACCAGGAGTTCCATCTTCTGGATTCAAAGGTGGTCAAAGTTGGAGAAAAATGGCTCCATCAGGTACAACTAACGGTAAAACAGATTATATCTATGGTGATGAACGTGTATATTGGGATGGAGCGAATTGGATATACACTAATATATTTAACGGAACAATTAGTGCTGGTACAGGTGGTGCTTGGCCATGGTTAGCAACATGGAGCGACCAGTACACAGGCGCAAAAATTACAGGCAGTTATGCAAAAACAACTAACTATCCAGCAGTACCTTAAAAGGAAATAAAAATGAGTTTAACAATAAATGGCGGAATAACAATTGATGGTGGATTTACATTAAATTCTGAACCTATAATACCACCTACTTATAGTAAATATTTTACTATCCATATAGAAGATTTAGCAACCATTTCACAATATGAAGGTGCTGTTGCACCCAATGTCAATGGCATTGGCGTAGATTTCTTTACAGCAAGTTTGTCAAATAAAATACATTTTCCAAATCCTTCTGCTGCTTTTAGTGCATGGGTAGCAGAAGGTGCTGATGGCCCAATTTTTGGTGCTCAATGGGCAGCTGGAACAACAGGTGCGAGCCAATTTGCTTATTTAAATAATGATGGATCATTGACACTCACGCCTTGTGATGATGTAGGTAATCCCGGTTCTGGACTATATAATTTCCCGGTAATTTTAGGTCACAACTAAAAAAATAAATTACTATGAATAACTTTGACAAGAATATGGAAGAAATCTTTGATGTGACTCCTACTGAACCTAAAAAGGCACAGCCGATTGTTACGACACATTACAATCCACCAAGTGATGACAAACAGGACTTGGTGGATGCGTATCAACAATCCAAAGAAAACATTCAAGAAATCATTGATTCAGGCAAAGATGCCATGGAAGAAATACTTCAGATTGCCAAAGCAGGTCAACACCCAAGAGCCTTTGAGGTTTATGCCACACTTCTAAAGAACATGACAGAAGCTAATGATAGACTTCTAAAGATACAAAAAGATATGCGTGAGATAGAAGGTAAGAATAAAAGTTCAGGTACCAATATTGATAAAGCTATATTTGTAGGAAGTACGGCTGAATTGAGTAAATTATTAAAAGGTAAAGATGGCGGTTAATACTAAAGATTCTTATAGAGATAATCCGCTATTAAAACGAGCTGGTGTTGAGGTTCAATATACACAAGAACAGATTGATGAGTATATCAAATGTGCTGGTGATGCCATTTATTTTGCCGTGACTTATATGAAGATTGTCAACGTTGACGAAGGTCTGATACCATTTAAGATGTGGGACTTTCAAAAAGAAATGTTGGAGTTATTTCAAAACAATCGTTTTGTTATCACTAAATGTCCTCGTCAGGTGGGTAAAACTACCACCACGGTAGCATATCTCCTTCATGCTACACTATTTTCTGAATCACAGAACGTAGCCATTTTGGCGAACAAAGGTTCTTTGGCTCGTGACATTCTAGCTAAGTATCAATTGGCTTATGAGAATCTACCACAATGGCTGCAACAAGGCGTCATCACATGGAACAAAGGTAATGTGGAACTAGAGAATGGTTCTAAACTGATTGCTGCATCTACATCCAGTTCTGCTGTCCGTGGAGGATCATTTAATATTGTGTTTTTAGATGAATTTGCTTTCGTTCCAGCCAATATGGCACATGAGTTCTTTAACTCAGTTTACCCTGTTATTTCATCTGGTAAAACTACCAAAATTATTATCGTGTCAACACCAAACGGAATGAATTTGTTCTATAAATTGTGGTCTGATGCGGTTAATAAAAAGTCCGATTACATTCCTTTTGAGATTCATTGGTCTATGTTACCAGGCAGAGATGAGGCATGGAAAGAACAGACGATTAGAAACACCTCTTTAAGGCAGTTTCAACAAGAGTTTGAAACCATGTTCTTGGGTTCTTCAAACACACTTGTTTCTGGTATCAAATTGCAGAGTCTGGTGTATAAAGAACCAATTGCCAACCATGATTTATTAAAAATATATGAATATCCAGTCAAAGAAGACATTGAGGCCAATATTAAAGACCATCTGTACGCCATTTGTGTGGACGTTTCAGAAGGTAAGAATCTAGACTCATCAGCCTTCACCGTATTTGATATATCGGAGACACCATATAAACAGGTGGCCATGTATAAAAGTTCATCTATATCTCCTATTATGTTCCCCACAGTCATCTATAATGCTGCCAGATATTATAACGATGCCTATGTTTTGGTAGAGATAAATAACAATCCACAAGTGGCAGATACTCTACATGCTGATTTGGAGTATGAAAATCTACTCAAGGTATATACTGGTAACAAGAAAGCACAACAATTATCTGCTGGTTTCCAACGAGGAACACAGATGGGACTCAAAATGTCACCAGCAACCAAGAGAATTGGTTGTTCTAATCTGAAAACTTTGATTGAAACAGACAAACTTCAGATATGTGATTTTGATACATACTCCGAGTTGACCACTTTTGTGGCCGACAAGACTTCATTTGCAGCTGAAGAAGGTGCAAACGATGATGTAGTGATGACCTTGGTACTTTTTGCATGGGCAGCCACTCAAAAATACTTTAGAGAAATTGTCAATCACGATTTAAGACAACAACTTCAGTTGCAGACTATGAACCAAGTGGATGAAGAAGTATTACCAGCTCCTATCATTGAGGATGGATTAGAAAATCCATTCATAATGGAAGGCGGCGATGTATGGGAAATGGCTAACGGTGGTGATACTTACGCTGGATACTTCAGAAGTCTTCACAAATAATATAAAAACCGTTCTTCATAAATATCCTCATGGTAGACACTGCCAAGAAACACATAATAATTCAAGGAGAATAAAATGGCATTTCAAATCTCTCCAGGCGTAAATGTATCTGAAGTTGACTTAACAACAGTCGTACCTTCGATTCTAACTACAGCTGGTGCATTTGCTGGAACTTTCGTTTGGGGTCCAGTAAACAAGTTAATCTTAGTAGACAGCGAAATTACTTTATCTAAAAGATTCGGACAACCAGATTCAAACTCTGCGGTCTCTTTCTTTACGGCTGCTAATTTCTTATCATATGGCAACAACTTAACAATTGTTCGTGCCGTTGGTGCTAACTCTTACAACTCTGATGCAAATACAGGACAAACAAATATTCAGATTACAAACTCTGATGTATTTCAATCAACATTGTTGAACGGTGTTAATAATAATTTATATGGCGCATTTATGGCCAGATATCCTGGTGTATTAGGTAATTCAATAACTGTTTCAGTTTGTGCTAATACATCAACATTCAGCACATGGACATATAAAGGTTACTTTACAAGTGCTCCAGGTACTTCAGATTACGCTTCAAATGCTGGCGGATCAAAAGATGAGATGCATATTATTGTTATTGACACAGGTGGTTTGTTTACAGGAACTCAAGGTACAATTTTGGAAACATATCCATTCGTATCTAAAGCTTCTGATGCAACACAAAATGGTGCAACAAACTATTACAAACAAAAAATCTTTAATAATTCCAACTACATTTATGCCGTAGATGCTATTGATTATGCAAACACATCTTCAACTTGGGATACAAATTCTGCAGGTACAACATTTGCAAGTCCACCTGCCAACTACACACAAAGATTGGCTGGCGGTACTGATGAAGTTCCAACTAATGGCAAAGTACAACAAGCTTATGGCCTGTTCGAAAACAAAGAAGAAGTTAATGTTTCATTGGTATTGACAGGTGATGCGCCTGTGGTTACACAACAATTCATTATTGATAGTGTTGTTACACCAAGAACTGATTGTATTGCTTTGATTTCTCCAAGATATGCTGACGTTGTTAATCAAGCTGGTTCAGAAACAACAAACATCCAAACATGGTTAACATCTTTGGCTCGTTCTTCTTCATATGTTGTTGCTGACTCAGGTTGGAAATATCAATACGATAAGTATAATAACACATATCGTTGGATTCCATTGAACGGTGACATTGCTGGTTTGTGTGTATACACAGATACAGTTAAAGATCCATGGTTCTCTCCTGCTGGTTTCAATCGTGGCGCTATCAAAAATGCTGTTAAGTTGGCATGGAATCCTTCTAAAACATATCGTGATGTATTGTATGCTGCTGGTGTAAATCCAGTTGTATCTTTCCCTGGTCAAGGTATTGTTTTATTCGGTGACAAAACATTACAGTCTAAGCCATCCGCTTTTGATCGTATAAATGTCCGTAGATTGTTCATCACACTTGAGAAAACGATTGCTACTGCCGCTAACTATTCATTGTTTGAGTTGAATGATGAATTTACCCGTGCTCAGTTTATCAACTTAGTGACTCCATTCCTCAGAGATGTTCAAGGTCGCCGTGGTATTACTGATTTTAAAGTGGTTTGCGATACAACCAACAACACACCAAATGTTATCGATAGTAACCAATTCGTTGGTGATATCTACATTAAACCTGCTCGTTCTATTAACTTCATTCAATTGAATTTTGTTGCTGTTGGAACTGGTGTTGACTTCACTACAATCGTCAACGGTGCTTAATAAATAAGTAATAATAGGAGAATAAAATGGCATTTAATGTACAAGAGTTTAGAGCCGCACTAACAGGGGACGGTGCTCGTCCCAATCTGTTTGCCGTTACATTGGGATTTCCAGTTAACGTATCAAACGGAACGGCTGCTGCTCAGAAAACTACATTCATGGCGAAAGCGGCACAATTGCCAGGTTCAACTGTAGGTTCTGTTACTGTACCTTACTTTGGTCGTGAACTAAAGTTTGTTGGTAATAGAACATTCACAGACTGGACATTGACAATTATCAACGATGAAGACTTTACTATTCGTAACAGTATGGAAAACTGGATGAATATATTGAACAGTCATGCTTCAAACAAACGTGATCCGACAGCAGTTAACTCTAAAGGTTATTCTGTTGATGCTTCAGTTGTTCAATATGGTAAAGCTGGAGAAGCAATCAAGAAGTATAATTTTGTTGGCGTATTTCCAGTTGATTTGGCAGCAATCGATTTAGATTGGGGTTCAAATGATTCTATTGAAGAATATGCAGTAACATTTGCATTCCAATACTGGGAAGCAAATACAACGACTTAATATTATATTATTTTATGTAGAGGAGCTTCGGCTCCTCTTTTATGGTTACTTGAAATGGATTTTTAAAAAATATGGCAGCTATCAATAAGTTTTCTCTTTTCGGTTTTTCTATTTCTCGTGACAAGAACGAGGCAGAACAAGCCGTACAACAATCGTTTTCGCCTCCAACGAATGACGATGGTGCTCTGACGATAACTTCAGCAGCCTATTATGGTACATATGTTGATTTAGATGGTACAGCCAAGAATGAGGTTGAGTTAATCTCTCGTTATCGTGAGATGGCAATGCAACCAGAAATTGAATCGGCAATCGATGATATCATTAATGAAGCCATTTGTCAAGATGATGATGGTAAGATTATTGATATTGTATTGGATAACTTAAAACAATCTGATAAGATTAAAAAAGCCATTCGAGAAGAGTTTCAAATTGTTCTCAAGTTGTTAAACTATAATAACATGGCATCTGATATCTTCCGTAGATACTATATTGACGGCAAGATGTATTACCATATTATTATTGATAAAGAAAATCCAACTCAAGGTATCAAAGAACTCAGATACATCGACCCACGTAAACTTCGTAAAGTACGTGAAGTCAAAAAGAAAAAAGATGAACGCACTGGCGTT